ACTTTATCTCAATGATTATGAAATTATTAGTGAACTCACAACGTTTATTCAAAAGCATAATTCTTTTGAAGCAGAAGAAGGTTGCAACGATGACTTAGCAATGTGCCTTGTCATATATGCTTGGTTAGTGGCACAAGACTATTTTAAAGAACTTACTGATCAAGACGTAAGAAAAAGACTTTATGAAGAACAAAAGAATCAAATAGAACAAGATATGGCACCATTTGGGTTCGTGTCTGATGGTTTAGGTTCAGAGAGTTTTGTTGATGCCGATGGTGATAGATGGTTTGTTGATGAATATGGAGATATGTCTCATATGTGGGATTATATGACATAATGGAACTTGATAAGCAAATAAAACTTGGTCATTTATTGCTTACCGATAGAAAATGTAGGGTTTGTGGGGAAATAAAAAGTTTAACGGATGATTTTTATAGAACCCGTAAGGACAGAGGACCAGTTGCATCTTCATATTCATATGAATGTAAGGAGTGTACGATCAAAAGAATAATAGAGTCAAGAAAAAATAAACAATTTTCTATTGATTGGCAATATCCAGATTGGTAATTTGTTCACCACATATTTCCCCCACGTAAAGTAAATTTTTGATAAATATTTTCAGATAAACTGAGACTTACGGAGAAAAACATGGCGACTCCTCAATTATCTCCAGGCGTACTCGTCAGAGAGGTTGATTTAACAGTAGGAAGAGCTGATAATGTTTTAGATAACATTGGAGCAATTGCTGGCCCATTTCCAATTGGACCTGTTGACTATCCAATTGACATTGCAACCGAACAAGATTTAAATAATACTTTCGGCAAACCAATTTCATCAGACTCTCAATATGAGTATTGGATGAGTGCATCATCTTATCTTTCATATGGCGGTGTTCTGAAAGTTGTTAGAACTGATGGATCAACACTGAATAATGCTAACGCAGGTGTTGGTATTGGTACTACAACAAATTCAAAAATTAAAAATTACGACGACTATACAAGTAACTGGTCCGAAGCAACTAACTTCACGTATGCTGCAAAGAATCCAGGTACTTGGGCAAATGGATTAAAAGTTTGTTTTATTGTTGATTTTGCAGATCAAACGATTGGAATTACAACAACCAATTTAGGTACTTTAGGTGCTACAATTGGATTTGGAGTTACTGCAGCACTTTCTAACGTTGTTCTTCCCGGTGCTGGAACAACTTCTCTGTTTAATGGATATTTAAAAGGAATTATCACAGGTGTGACCACTGATTCCACAAACGGAACCAGTACGATTGATGTTCATGTTGTTTCAAGAGTTTCTTCTGGTGGAACAGAGACTTTGATTAACTATGCTCAATCAGCAAGTTATGCATCGTTCTCAACTTCCAATACAATTAAATTTATAAACAATTCTGGTATTGCTACTGGTTCCACCCAAGGTTTAGCGGGAGTAACTCCAGCAACCGTTGTTGATTGGTACGATCAACAAACCTTAGGTCTTACAAATAGTACAATTTATTGGAAGTCAATCGCACCAAGACCAACATCTAACCAATATTCATTGGATAGATCTGGCGAAGGTGACGGAATGCACATTGTTGTAGTTGATGACCTTGGCACAATTACAGGAAATCAAGGCACTTTAATTGAAAAGCATGTAGGTCTTTCAAAAGCAGCTGATGCAGTTTCTGCTGTCAATTCTCCTCAGAAGATCTGGTATAAGCAGTATCTTGCAGATTATTCTTCACAAATCTGGGCGGGTTACAATCCATCAAATGCTGCAGATGCTTTCTGGGGCACTGCGCCAAGAGCAGTTGCATTCTCAACATCATTTACGCCATACACAACGGCACAAGGTCTCTGGGGACAAAATGCTCAGGGAGTAACCTTTAGCGCAATCGGAAACAAAACCTACAATTTAAGTGGTGGCGTTAACTATTCCGCTGCTGGTGGATCTGCAGCAACTCTTGGAGATTTGCAAAACTCATATAATCTCTTCTCGAATAAAGATAATATTCAAGTTGATTACTTGATTATGGGTCCTGGTCTTACCAACAAATCAGACTCTCAAGCAAAAGCACAATATCTCATCTCTCTTGCAGAAGGAAGAAAAGATTGTGTGGCAGTTATTGGACCCCACAAAGCAGATCTTGTTGGAGTTACAAATAACACAACACAAACAACTAACTTGATTCAATACTTCAGTTCACTTTCATCTTCATCATATGCAATATTTGATAGTGGATATAAGTACACTTATGATAGATTTAATAACAAATTCGTATATGTTCCTTGCAATGCTGATGTTGCAGGTCTGATGTGCCGTACTAACATTGTTGCATATCCATGGTTCTCGCCTGCTGGACAACAAAGAGGAATTTTAAATAATGCTATTAAACTTGCATATAATCCTTCTAAAGCACAGAGAGATCAACTTTATCCTCTGAGAATTAACTCAATTGTCACCCAACCTGGCGTTGGAACTCTTCTCTTTGGCGATAAGACTGCTCTTGGATATGCATCTGCTTTTGACAGAATTAACGTTCGCCGCCTGTTCCTCACAATTGAACAAGCACTCCAAAGAGCAGCACAAGCTCAACTCTTTGAACTCAACGATGAACTGACAAGAGCAAACTTCAGAAACATTGTTGAACCATACCTCCGTGATATTCAGGCAAAGAGAGGTCTCTATGGATTCTTGGTTGTTTGTGATACTACAAACAACACTCCTGATGTCATTGATAACAACGAATTTAGAGCTGATATCTACCTTAAACCTGCCAAATCTATTAACTATGTAACACTTACCTTTGTTGCCACAAGAACAGGCGTAAGTTTTGAAGAAGTTGCTGGTACAGTTTGATTCTAATTAAACCATCAAAAAGGAGGAACTAAAAAATGGCACACACAATTCAAAATTTCAAATCAGCACTTATTGGCGGCGGAGCTCGCCCCAATCTATTTGAAGTTAATATTCCATCTCCACCAACTGGAGTTACTTTAACTGCAAATTTCCCAATTCTTTGTAAGGCAGCTGCATTACCTGCATCAAACGTTGCTTCAATTGACATTCCTTTCAGAGGAAGAATTTTCAAGGTTGCTGGCGACCGCACATTTGATACTTGGACAATCACTGTTATCAATGACCAAGACTTTACAATTAGAAGTGCATTTGAAACCTGGATGCAATCTATTGCTCAATATGGAGATGGGAGCGGTTTAACTAATCCAGCAGATTATATGAGAGATGCATTCGTCAAACAATTCAAAAGAGGTAAAAGTAACACTGGAACAGGTGTTGCTGAGGGTACTGGACTTGAGGTTGTAAAAACCTATCAGTTCTATGATATTTTCCCAACAAATATCTCTGCAATTGACCTTTCATATGATACTGCCGATACTATTGAAGAATTTACAGTAGAATTCCAAGTTCAGTACTGGACACCTGCTGCAAATAAAGCATAATAAATAGTCTAAAGATAAAGACTAAAAAAATAAATTATGACAAAATTATTTGGATTCTCTATTGAGGATACTGAGCCACTATCACCCACTACTTTATCTCCTGTTCCTCCAAATAAAGAGGATGCATCAGATTTTTACTTGAGTAGTGGGTTTTTTGGTTCATATGTAGATATTGAAGGTGTTTATAGAACCGAATTTGATTTAATCAAAAGATATCGTGAAATGGCTCTGCATCCAGAGTGTGATAGCGCAATTGAAGATATTGTTAATGAAGCAATTGTATCAGATACTAATGATAGTCCTGTACAGATTGAACTTTCAAATTTAAACGCAAGTGATGGTATTAAGAAAAAAATTAGACAAGAATTTAAACACATTTTAGAACTTTTAGATTTTGATAAAAAATCTCATGAAATTTATAGAAATTGGTATATTGACGGAAGACTTTATTATCACAAAGTAATTGATTTTAAAAAACCCGAAGAAGGTATACAAGAACTAAGATATATTGACGCAATGAAAATGCGTTATGTGAGGCAGGCTCAAAAAACGGATGCAAACAAATATAAACTTCCAAGTAGCAGGAATGTTGATAATCCAATGGATTATGATTTTCCTCAACTTGAAGAATATTATGTGTACAATCCAAAAATGACTTATCCAACAGGAACTCCAGCACCCGGAACTCTTGGTGGCGCAAACGATGGAATCAGAATGTCAAAAGATTCTATCACCTATTGCACTTCAGGTCTTGTAGATAGAAATAAGGGATCAACTCTTTCATATCTCCATAAAGCAATTAAGTCACTCAATCAATTGAGAATGATTGAGGATAGTCTTGTTATCTACAGATTATCTCGTGCTCCAGAACGTCGTATTTTCTATATTGATGTTGGCAATCTTCCTAAAGTAAAAGCAGAGCAATATCTTAGAGATGTGATGATGAGATATCGTAATAAACTTGTATACGATGCAAACACTGGAGAAATTCGTGATGATAAGAAATTTATGGCAATGCTTGAAGATTTTTGGTTGCCTCGTAGAGAAGGTGGACGTGGAACAGAAATTTCTACTCTTCCAGGTGGACAAAATCTTGGAGAAATTACCGATATTGAATA